CCCAATCACCATAACTGTTTATCCAACCGTAATACTGTACTATGTACTTTCTTAATCCTTTCATATCAGTTGTTTTTAGTTGATTTAACGGACTTTTGGCTACATCCTAGTATCTTAACATACCCGTATGCAATTAAATCGTTTACAAACGTTTTATCTGTGCTTACGTTTATTTGTATTCCGTGTATATTGTTAAACCATACATAACTCCTTTGTCTGTGCTCTTTATTTGTACGTGGTAAATCAAATGCGTACTGTCTTAATTGTGTTACTAATTCCGTGGGGTTACTTGCTACCATTTTTGCACCCTCCATTTTGTAAACACATTCCCATTTTTCTGTCGTTTTGTAATCCATTTCTTTTGTTTTTAATTTCTAATCTATTTTATAATTAATCAAACATTCTAGTTTGGTTCTTGTTTGTTCTACTCCATCCATTTCCCTGCTTTATTACTCTTGGGTTGCTTCCCTGTATTGCTTTGTAAATATCAACCTCATTAACTTTATCAGGGTCAGTAATATCCACCTCATCATCAAAAGTAAAATCACAATTAGAAGTGTCCCACGCATCAGTTATTCCACTATAAACTCCTCTGCCTGTATAAGGTATGTTGCGACTATAATTACCATACTTGTTTTTCTGTGGCGTGTTGTATTCCCACCAATTCAATCTGCTTGTTGCATACTTGCTTTCAATAGGGTCGTGTTCTATGTCTATTTTATTAATTATTGTGTTTCCTTTCCAAACATATAAACGTCCCTCTTTTAATTGATAAATGTTTTTTAAATTACAACTTATTAAACTTTCTTTTAAACTGCTAAAATACACATCACCATTTTTACTTCTACCAACCCACAAAGGATTGGTTTTTCTGTAAGTATAAAATTTGTCTTCTATTATAAAAAGTGTTGCTAACGCTCCTGTAAATTTTCCTAAAACATCAAAATCATAATTTGTTTTATTTAACACTTTAAAAATCATTTGGCTATCAACCTCTGTTTCTTTACACTTAAATTCCTCACCAACTTCTTTATAATTATGCACCACTCCATTGTGTGCTCCAATTACTTCACCATACTCAAAGGGGTGTTGGTTTGGTAACGTGGTTTCACCGTGTGTGCTAAACCTTGTATGTCCAATAAATCTGCTAGTTTTCAGTAATCTAACTTCTCGGTGTAAACCTTTGCTTGTACCTATACATTTTGCAAAATATTTTCCATCAAAATATCCTGTGCTATGTCCACCCCTGCTGTCGTTAGCTTTCATTAGCTTTTTTATAATACTTGGGTTTGCTTTTTTTTGTCCTGTAAATCCTATTAATCCACACATAATTTATTTGCCTTACTATTTTTATTTTATAAGGACTTTTTTAGTTGTTATTAATTATTTGTTGTTTATAACGTCCTCAATATTGCTTTCTATAATTCTTGCCGAAGTATAATTCCCTTCTTTTTTAGAATTATCTGCTGACTTCTTTAATGCTTCATTTCGGTCAGTCATTATTTGTAAATCTGCTAACTGTTCCAAAGTTAAATCATTGTCTAAATTGTTAATACAAAAATCTGCAATTTCTTTTCTGCGTGTAATACAATTTTCCTCAATACATTCATTTACTTCTTTGTCATTTACAAGTCCATCTAATTTTAGGAACTCGTCTTTTGGTGTTAATTTTCTTGTTTTCATTTTTGTTTTTTTAAATTAATATTATTGTCTGTCACCACCAAAACCCCAATACTTTCGTATCAGGGTGTCGGTGTTAACCAATCTTAGTTCCCCTGCTCACAAGCATTACAAACACCCTGCTCACATTCACTATCATTGTGTGTTATTGCGTTAAACAACATAGTACCTAACTGTCTAGTTGTTTTAACTTCTGTATTTCCTGTTAACATATTTAATATCTTACGGTTACTGTTAACATCAACCCACGTATCTGCGTTGTGGCGATTGTTTGATGATAAGTTTTGTTGTACGTTAAAAGTACCGTTGGTCATTTCAACCACTTTCCACTTGTTAGTATCGTCAACCCACGTTCTTTTTACCTCAACAACGTTTGGTGTCCCATAACAATCATATCCGAAGTGTATTGCTCTTTTTAACATATAGTCATATACTACCTTGCTTTCACCAAAAAGTTGTTTAAACGCTTTCTTTGGGTCTTGCTTAATATTACAACTTACTAATTTATCAGTTGCCATACACTTCTCAACAGTATTTAATAAAAATAAAACCCAAGTCAAAATCTTAGTGCTATCTAAACTTCCACCTTGTCTGTTCCACGCTTGTACATTAACTGTTCTGTATCTGTCCATATTTCCGTATCTGTTTTGAAATGCGTGTACAATATCATTACAGGTTTCAAACGTTTCTAACCACGCTTTAAACTCGTCAATACTTCCGTGTGGTTCACCGTTTCTTATACTTAATGCACTTCCCATTCTTGCGTCTAACAAACTGTTTGCCCACCTGCTTGTTGCTCTACGACTTGGTGCTAAAACGCTTTCAATTAATAATTCGTTTTTTGCATAATGCACCAACGTGTTAATCATTCCTGTTTTTGTAATATCATTACAACCAACGTGAACGTGTATTCCACAACTTCTATTAACCATAACACCATCCACATTACTTAATGCGTTAATTACTTTCTGTGCTTCTTTAAGTCCGTCACTGCCACTTAGTATTGGAGAAACCAATTCAAAACCACAACTGCTATCTGTTACAATTTTCCAATGGTTTCTTGTGTCGTGATTCCAACCCTCGCTAACAATATCAATACTTCTAAATGCACTGTTAACTCTTGCTGCTACTTCACTTTGTGTTCTTGAACCGTTAGTTGTAAATTCAATCTCTACTCCAAAAGTTCTGTCCGTTTTGTTTTTTGCTAATTTCATTGTTTTTGTTTTTTTTAATTATTAATTATTTTTCTATTATGCTTGTAAGTTCCTCTGGTAATTCATATCGGTGTAACATATCAATAAAATATCCTAACATAGCAACTTCATCTTCTCTTTGGTCTCTAGTTAACATATCATTCATTTCAAACTCATTAAAAATACAAGTAGCTAATCGTTGTTTTGTAAAAGTATTGTAATTAGTTTCTCTTTCTCCGTACCAATAATCTTCAATGTAATTACATATAGCAACTAAATGTGTTTTCGGAAGTTGCCCAAATTCGTGTGCTGTGTGTATTGTTTTCATAATTGTTTTTGTTTTTAGTTATTAAATTATTATATATTTAAATTATCTATTTGATTAGTCATATCTTCTCTCCAACATAAAACAATTTTTTTATCCCAAATAGTTAATATTATATCATTTTTATCCCAAGTAGTAGAAAGAGTTACTTTAGTACCTTCATCTCTAAAATGGCTTCCTAAATATATTTCTTTATTAATTTCTGACATAGTAGATAATTTATTTTTAAAATTTACTATTTCGGTTTTTAGTCTTATTGTTTCCGTTTCGTTTAGTGTTGTTTTCAAGTTTTTCATTTTGTTTTTGTTTTTAAATTTATTTTGTTTTAATTATAGTGTAAATATACAACCTTTTTTGTGGATAACTAATGTTTTTCAACATATTTCTAACCTAGTAAACGCACATTTTCTAAATTGTTCTATGAATTATCTTGGAAAATTTCAGCGATTTTTAGTTTTGGGGTGTGGAAAAGTGGTCAAAACTAGGTTAAAAAAGAAACCCTCATACTATATTACTATAATATAAGGGTTACTCCCAACTAAATTAACAAAAAGCGTGTATCTCTACAAGCTAAAACAATGTATTATTTTTTCCATTCATATCTACTACCTAAGTCCATAGGAATAAATAGTCCTATTCTACCGCTATCTAAAACCACTCCACATCCTAACGTGGGTTTCTTAGGAAAGTGTTTACCATAACTAAATGCTATGTGGTCAACATCAATTCCACAACCTACATTCAAACCATAAATAATGTCATTGCGACTTGCCATATACGAAACACCACCAAAACTATGTGAATGCCCAATAACCGTACTTTGTCTATTTGCGATTGCTCGGTTTCTTGCACCACTAATTCCGCTACTGCCTGTTCCGTGTGTGTAAAGAACATTATCTATTTCCCAATCCATTTTCCACTCCCAACCTTTTGGAGCATTCCATATTTCCTCATACGTCTTTAAATAACGTTTAGGAATACCTGCTGTTGTCGCCTGTCTAAAAGGAAGTGCCGAATGGTTGCCTACACATACTTTTACGGTACTAAAAGTTCTGTACCATTCCTCCATTGCCCTTTGTGCCTGTTCTGCTTCATTAATAGCGTTTGGCATTTCTAGTTCACTTTGGTGAAACGACAAAGCAGCGTTATCACATTCGTCTCCAATATGTATTATCTCTGTACAGCCAAAACGTTTGAATGTTTCGTAACAGAAATTTTTATATTCTGGGTGACAGAATGGTTCGTGGGTGTCCCCAATAATTCCCACGTTTTTGGAGTTACGAAATGAATTAACATAATCGTTTTCACTCTTTGTCAAACGTGGTCTATATTGTTTCAAACTACTTTTTTGCTACGTCTGCTATTCCTTGACCTAATATTAAAACTAAGATAGCGTGATATAAATCTTCTGCTGTTCCTGTTGAAACTCCTAATAATTGTACAACTGCCGGTACGACTACTGCTGATATTGCGTACCAAAATTTCTTCGAACCTAACATCTGTCTAATTAACCAACCTTTCATTTTATTTATTTTTAATTAATAATAGTGCCACATAACATTCTGCGACTTTGAATTGTCTATATCACAATGCACGAAGCTTTTTCCAACTCCAATTCTTGTAACATTTTGTAATCTTAATGCTTCTATAACTGCATACCGTGTTTTACTATTTGGTGTTGAAATATCAACTGCCAAACCTTTCATATGAGATGAATTTTTAGCAACGTGATAACCTTTTTTTTTCAACTCAATATTATATTGTGCTGTTCTATAACCGCTTGTAATTTTAAAAGGAACTCCTGCAATTTTTCGTGCGTTATCTAAAATTCTTAAAAACCCTTTGTCCATAAATTTCTCCCCACTACCTTTTAAATCAGGGCTATCAAATTCGTTGTATTTAAAAAATTTTAAAGGTTGATTTTGACTTTGTTTTTTTGTCATATTCCTATCAAAATTGTAATAATGCCAACTGTGTTTCATTATTTTTTTTATACCTAGTAAAACACACATCTTTTCTTTTTAATGGTAATATACCTAAAACACACAAAAGTTCTTTAAATCGTCTTATTTTGTGTTTTAACGCTATTATTACAGTTTGTTGTTTTTATTGTTTTTGTATAACTTTATTTCGCTTCTTATCTTTAAAATTGTCCATATTATAGCCACTGAATAAGATACAATTTTTAGAGTTTGTTCCACCTCACTAAGTCCCACTCCAATCGCTCCAATATTTAAAAAAATAGTTGTTGGACAACATCTCTCTATTAATTCATTTATCATTTTTGTTTTCATTTTCTTTATGGAACTTTTACTATTTCCATTGTTATTTGTCCTCTACTATCTAAATCCTCTATTTCCTCGCTACACTCTAAAGTCATAATCAAAATCTGATGTGAAGTAAGTAACTCAGTCCCCTCTCCAAGAATAGTGAAATCATCACAAATGTGTTGAGTGCTTCCTTGTAACGCAAATGTGCCATTCGCTACTTCTGTTCCTACAAAACTTGTCCCTGCACAAGGACTTCCCTTATAGATTCGTAGAACAACAGTTGCTCCACTTGTCCCTGTCATTATTCCTGCAATTTGTGAAATTGTATAACTCGTTCCACCATCAGGTCGTATGTATATCATAGCTCTACACGCTTGTGGAGAAGTGAATGCTGTTGGGTCTATTGCTACAACAATCATTAC